GCAACATTCTCGCCGTATCCACGAACAGTGGCTACAGCGCTTGGAGGGGTGAACCCCCGGATTTCAAGCGCAACGTCGATAGGTACAGCACGGCCCTCCTCGTCAAGCTTCGAACGCCACAAGTCCAGGACGTGAGTCCATGGGCTTCGACGATCAAACTGGCGTTCACTAGGAGGTGGGAGCTTCAATGTACCTGGTTTCATGTTCTGTGGTCTGCAAGGTCGATAACGTCCACCGTGTGCCCAGTACGTTTCATGCGTGATGCGAGAGCACCACGCACGAAGCACACGGTTCGTGACGCGAAGAGTCCCTTCCGGTGGAAGACAGTGGGGCGACAGCTCCTCACCGTCAAAGTCTTCCATCACCTCTTCGCGCACCTCCTCAAACCCGCGCCGGTCGCAGGGGGAGAAGAACACATCGACTCTAGCAGCGTACTTGGAGGGGTTACACTGGCCAATGACCAGGTTGTAAAGTTGCGAGCGAACCACCTTCGGCATGTCGCGCATCCCTTTGCTAGGATGGCCAAGCCCACCGAGAGCCACTGGCAACTCAGGGGGGCGCCGAAGGCGGCGAGCCTTAGATCTCACTCCTTTACAAAGGACTCGGGCTACACGACGCATTGCTTTCCACTGCGGTGCAAAGTAACTGCCCTTGTCCATAACCCCATTACCGTCGCGCATGAATTGCTTAAGGGGATAAGGGTTGAACGCACGGGGGGGCTCCGCCCCGCTGGTCAACGCGAACGTCTCGCAAAACGTCCAACCCTTCTTGCCAAAGAAGGACTTCCCTTGATGCAATCCACTACCTATCTCAGTTACGAACTGAGAATAGGCAGACACTCGGTGCGGCAGAGTGAGCGAAACGACGTCATCGCCAGTGATGGCTGTCGTCGGGCCCAACACCTCCGCCGCAACACCGTTGAGGAGGGAGAGAATTGTGAAAGAGAACGGAGTTCCCATCAAGCATCCCCTGTTCATAGGGACGTTCACAAACTCTCCACCAACATCCCCTCCGGTTACACCGAGTGCCGCGACTTCCTCCCACTGATGTCTTTTGGTGAAAGACGACTTAAGGTACCGGACATAATGCTTCTGCTCACCGATTCCAAGGGATCGGCGCGCAGCGTCAAGGTAAAGCGGGGACAACCCTGCCCTGCCAAGGCCTCGAACAGCGGCCTCAATAGCATCATGTCCGAACCCGTCAGTCGCCTTAGTCAAATCGGCAGAAAGCCACTGCCAATCACCACGACTAGCGACATTAAGGCCATCAATTCTCCCGTCAGGCGTTATGCGTTTGTTGATATCACGCAGACGCTTGTCCTTCTTTCGAAGACGAGGGAACACGGCCTTCCGTACGATGTCGCCAGCAGTAAAGATGGCAGCGGGAGGAACGGTAATGACACGCACCTTACATCCCTGCTCTGCGAGTGGCGTCGCGGCGTGCACAGGCACGCGGCTGTGATCGCTCCCGAGGGCGTAAAACTGCTCCATCGACAACAAGGTTCCGAAACCTTGCAGCAGTTCAACGTACTCGCCCCGGGTCTTCGCGATCCCGTGACGCACAGACTTGAGCAGCCTGTTCACGAGAGAGTCCTTCCCAGGGAAGGCAGGAATACGACGGTTCGCCTCCAGCAGGCGTCCCTCAAAGACGGACCAAAGGAAGGGCACGTCCTGGAACGTGTAACTCCCCTCCAGCCCCTCTGTGAGCTCCTTCAAGACGAGGTCCTGAAGGTAAGCGTCGTAACCGCCCTTAGACCCTGGGCTCTCACGAACAGCGTTCTTAGATGTAGGTGCATGTCTCCAAGCACGGTTTCTCAACACATTTCCAAGTCTTACCGCGATGGACTCTTCGATCTCCGCCATGACCTCTGGCGAGATTTCCACCGGCTTGGAAATGTTACGGGCATGGTTGACAAGAGCCTCAGAAACGCGTCTTGGAGATGCGACTGGCAAGGCCCGTGCGCACCTGGTGAAAGCCAGGATGCGGCGGGCATCGCACCTCCCAAGACGTCGAAGCCATTTCTGGAGCTCCTTTGGGACTTCGTCCACGAAGTTGACTTCCCGGTCCGTGAGGCAAACGTCACGGAGGGACACGCAAAGTGCTTTCACACGATCGCATATCCAGTCAACCGACCGAGGACCGGACTTGGTTACCCAAGACCTGAAGACCCAACAACCATGCTGTTGAGAAAGACCACTGGCAACGAAACCTGCCCATACTGCCTGCCAGGCAGCAGTATGGGAATCGACACTACGCCGATGGGACTCCCTCTTCCTAGACCCTTTACGGGGCGGGGTTGAGGGGGGACCTACTACACGGCCAAGAAGGGACGACGGAAGCCGTCTCTTGATGATCTGCGAATAGCGGG